GTTGCTCAGGTCCAGGCCAAGGTCGCTTTGTTTCATGGGTTCATCCAGCGTTGCGAACCTTCCTTCGACTGCCCGCGCTTGCGGGAGTTTTGAACACTATCCCTAGCTTTTTCTTCAGTGTCATCCACTTCCGGCATGCGCCCTCCCCGTTGGGTACCGGCCCAGTCTAGTCGGGCCGCAATGGTGGAACAAACAGGGCAGGCTAGACGCTCATGCCGAACTACCCTTGGCTGTCTGTCAATCCTGCCAACACGCCGCGAACGCAGGCGATCGCTGCTTCGGTCGCCTGCGCAGCCGCTTCCTCCGAAGCCGCGTTGCGGATGGTTTCCTTGCCCTTGAGGCGCTGCGCCCGGATGTCGTACAGGACGGCATCCCAGGCCGCGTGCTTCGCCAGGATGGCGTCCGCCGTCTGCCTGGCGGTGTTACCCGTCGCGTTGACTGCGCTCTGCACCGATGGCGGCACGTCGCCCGCGTAGCCGGTCGCCTGGTAGGCCAGCGCCTCGTCGGCGGCGCGCTCGTATTCCACGGCACGCAGCGGGTCGCCGATCACGGCCCGCCGCGCCGTGTCGGCCTCGGTATCGAGTTGCCGGCACAACTGCAATTTGAGCGCTCCGAGAATTTGCGCCTTGACGGTGGCATCCTCGACCCACTGACCATCTGTCCACACGTGCGCCGGGCTGGGCGGCTCGGCTTCGGTGGCGTTCACGTCCACCGGTGCCATACCGATGTCGTCAATGGTGACGGGTGCGCCATTCACGATGGAGAACAGCGCTACGCCGCGCCAGTCCAGCGCGACATGCCAAGCATCGTTCCGGAAGACGGCCACCTCGCGCGCGCCAGTGTCGGGCGGCCTCTGATCGGTGGCGTGCGCCGGGATCAGCACGACACCCGGTTCAAGCGGGGAGTGGTCCGCCGGCGAGTTGCCCGCGTATTCGCCGGTGGTGGCGTGGTAATGGAAAACGGTATCGATCATGGCGGTCAGTATTTGATGCAGGGCAGAAGTGCGACGTTGCGCGGGCGGGCCATGTTGATGAAGCCCTTGTTGTTGGCGTCGGCGAACGTTGCGGCCGACGAGTCGTACATCGTGAGCGGGAAGGCACCGACCCAGGGGTCGGTGATGTTCGACCAAGCCACGTTGGTGCTGTCGCCCAGCGCCGTGATGTTGAAGCTGGCGGTGCTGCCCACGTCGTCATGCACGACCGGGGAGCCGGACTGCCACGTGCCGAAGCCCCGGCCGGTATCCACGCCGCGCCCGTCATCCCAGCCGCGCAGGAATTCGCCGCGCAGGTCGGGCAGGTTGAACGTGGTGGCGCCATCGCCAGTGCCAAAGGTGGTGCCGATCGCCGCATACAGCGCTGGATAGGCCGTGCGGCTGATCGCAGCCCCATTGCCCTTGAGCCAGCCATCGGGGGCTGTCGATTGCGCGAAGAAAGCAACCATTCCCGGCCGTGTGCCGGGCTGGCGCCAGTAGCTCCACGTGCCATTGCTGGCGCGGTAGCGCGTGTAGACGTCATTGTCGGACGTGTGCGCTGCCTGGAAGACCTGCACGCCATTCTCGCGCCATACTTTGAGCACGCCGTGGCCGCTCGGCGCGTTGGCGTTGTCGCTGGTGTAGTAGTACTCGCCTGGGCTCACCAGCGCATTGAGGTCCCCCACTGCCTTGTTGGTGGTCGCCAGGTCGGCGCCGATGCCGGCGGCCAGTCCCTGCTCCGCCGTGACCGCATCGGTGATGCGGTAGCCGGCAAGCGTGGTGGGGTTCGTCCCACCCGTCACCTGCCCACGGCTGTTCACGGTGACGCTGCGATACGTGCCTGCCTTGGTGCCGGTATCCAACTTGGTCAGCTCGGTGGCGATGGTGGTGTCGACGTACTGCCGCGTCGCCAGCACGATCGCCGGGTCGATCTTCAGCTCAACAGCGGCGCCCGAGGCGGACAGCACCACCATGCGCACGGACTGCGTACGGCCGGACCCTTCGGCCAGCTGCGGCTTGTAGGTCTCCGGGCAGTTGCCATAGTAAGCAAGCGTGCCGTCCGCATCGATGAGACCCAACTCACGAATCCACCAGCCGCCTACGGTCTCCGGGATCACCAGCTCGGCCACGAACTGCCCGGGGTTGGCCTGGTCCTGCCAGATCGCGTTGATCTGCGCCCGGTAGCGCTCGTTGACCAGCGCGGCGCGGTCACGGTCGGGCGTAGGCAGCGCGCCGCCGCCATCACCCACGGCGATGTGCGTGTACTTGCGCGCCTGGCCGAGTGCCTTGGCGTTGGTGTCTTTTGCCTCGCCGGCGGCGGTCGGAACGATGAAGAAGGTCTGGGGCATGGCGTTCTACTGAGAGACGGTCAGGGTGTCGATGTCGTGGGAAGCGCCGGAAAGAGGCGCGGTACCGCTCACAACGATGTCGGGCGGCGCGTAGGGGTAGACGGTCAGCACGTCGCCCAGGTAGGCGGCGGCGCTGGTGGCCTGGGTGCCGCGTGCCTCCAGGCTGATCTGGAGGCCGAGCATGGGCCGGGAACAGGGTTTCGCGTCATCGATGAGCCGTTCCAGCTCGGCATACATGGCCTCGTCGATGCCGGTCTGCAGGACGCCAACCTCCAGCCGGAACGACCCGCGCGGCCCGGGCGGATTGGTCTGCCACCACTCGATGACGCGAATCAGGTAGCCCAGCGGTTCCACCGCGCGGCGAAGCGCGCCGATCGTGCCCTTCTTGCGATGCACGAAGTAGGAGGCGGCCGTCACGGCGCGCTTGGTGGCGAGCGGCCAAGCCGGGTTCCAGCGGTCCACGGAAAACGACCAGGCCAGGAAGGGCAACAGCTCGGCCGGACAGGTGGCCGGGTTCCACAGGTCGCGCAGCGGCACCGGCACGCGCTCGATGCGCGTACCCGCCTGGGCGGCGCGGCGCTCCAGCGGCGTCGCATTCGGCGGCAACAGGGTTGCGCTACTCACTGGTGCCCCCGTTGACGATCTCCACATCGGTGCAATAGCCCGCCTGGGTCAGATCGAGCGCGATGTCTGCGGCCGGCTCGATCAGAACGACCTTCTCCACGCCCTCGGCATGTAGCGCGGCCGTGATCGCGGACCGGTTGATGTCGCGGCCGATGCGCCGCCGCGCGGTGCGGTAGGCGTCGGCCCGCGTGCCGGCCGCGGCCAGGATCGGCTCGGCCGCCGGTCCCGATGCCAGGTACAGCGTGGCACGGATGTGGTACGGGACGATGGTGGCGGATTGCACCGTCAGGCGATCGCCGAGTGGCCGAGTATCGTCACCGCTCAACGCGGTGCGTACAGCCGCCAACAGGCTCTCGTCGGCCGTGCCGTCGTTCAGGTGCGACAGCACCGAGACCACCACCTCCGCGCCGGCCGGGCTGATCGCGCGCGCGTCCGCCACCCGGCCGTCGGCCGAGCGCGCGAACTGCTCGTAGGCCTTGGTCGGGCCGGCCACGGACAGCCCTTCAAACGCTTCTTGTGCGCGCTCGCGCAGCGAGTCGTCGCCCTCCATCATGGCAGGCGTCGGCGGCACGGTGGTGTCGTCAGCCGGCGTGATGGTCAAGCGCTGCACGTTGAAGTTCGCCGCAATCTGCTCCAGGTCTTCCCCTTCGGCGAAGGCCAGCATGACCCCACGCGCCGCGTCGTTCACGCGCTGGCGCCACACCAGCTCGCGGTAGGCGTTCTCCTGCAAGAGCTTGGTGATCGGCTCGGATTCCAGCTCCAGCGTGGCGCGCGCGGCGTCCCGCTGGTCGGCGGGATACAGCGACACAAAGTAGTCTTTCCGCTCGGCCAGGATGGCTTCGTAGTCGAGCGTTTCGACCACGGCCGGCGCCGGCAGCTGCGACAGGTCGATGATGGTCATGGTCAGCTCCGCAGGGGCACGGACAGCGTGCCCGCCGCTTCACGGCGCGGGCCGTCCACCCGGTCGGCCTCGATGTCGATCACGGGCTTGCCGTCCGCGTCGATCCAGAACCGCACCGAGGAGATGCGGATGCGCGGCTCCCAGCGCACCAGCGCCGACACGGCGGCGGACATGGTGCGCAGGCGGGTTGCAGGGTTCAACGGCTGGTCGATCAGCTCGGGAACCGCGCTACCGTAGTCGCGGCGCATCACGCGCGAGCCAATCGGCGTGGTGAGGATGTCGCGCACAGACTGCACCACGTGCGGCAGGTCGGAAAGCGCTCGGCCGGTGGCGTTGTTCATGCCGGTCACCGCGTACCCTCCGTCCAGTCGCCACCGTGCTGCACGCCGCCGTGGCCGTGCTTGTCCAGGACCACGCCGTTGGACGACAGTTGGCCGCCCTCGTGCGTCAGGCTGCCGGTGATCTTGTTGCCGTTCTCGCCGCCCTGGCCGGCGATGCCGTTCTCATACGCGAACCGGCCTTTGACCGTCACGTCGCCGTCGAAGGTGGTGTTCGGCGCCTTCACCAGCACGTTTGCGGTGGCCTCCAGAAAGACCGTCTTGACGCCCTGCACAGTCAGCAGGCCGGCGGCATGGTCGTAGCTGGTCAGCGCGCCGTCCGGGTACAGCGTGACGGTACGGTTGGGGTCGTTGCTGGGAACATCGTTGGCGGCGGTCGGGATGCCGCACAGGATCACGGCGTTGGAGAGGTCGCCGCTTGGGCAGAACAACAGCACCTGCTCGCCAACGGTGGGCGGGTTCCACGTGCGGGTCGTGCCGGCGCGGCGCTCGGCCCACGGGCGCCAAGTGGTGGTAATGCCCCCGGTCTGCACGCGCACGGCCGGTGGCGTGCTGTGCCGTACCTCGGCGATGGTGCCGATGCGCAGGAGGTTTTCGAGAAGGCGGGCGAGGTCTGCGGTGTCCATGGACGCAGAGTGCCGTGCGCGCGCGGGTCGGTCACTCTCCCTATGCTGTAAGGGAGTGCGCTACAACAACCTTAGTGTGCTACCCCTTCGGAGGGGCGGAGGTTCCAGGGGCTGTGCAGTATGTTGAATTATCTGCCGTCTTTTGGGACAGCTATGGACGCGTACATAATCGTCGGGGATGCAAATTCGTTCAAATCGTCCACCGTCAGATCGCTGACCGGATGTCGTGTTCGCGGCCTACGAGACTTGGTGCAGAGCAACGTCGTGATGAAGACTTATGTCCGACTTTCTTCCCTACAGGAAGGAGGCTCCCCCATCGATCCACATGACTTCGTTCGCGAGGTGCAGAAATCGGGTGCGCAGTCAGTGATTTTTCCTCTACGGGCTATGTCTCACCGCAAGCGACTAGATGCTAATGCGTACATTAGCGAGTGCATTAAGGCCGGATGGAACATCAAGGGAATCGCCATCCTCGACTCGCCAAACTTTCAATTGACAGCGGCGCCACCAGGAAATCGTGTATTCAAATATGCAGGTGGAGGCGTCCCTCTTTACTATGCGAATCAGATTGCTGCGCAGGTCAGGAGGGACTTCGGGTGGCTCTAACCCGTTTCATCTTTTCCCACAGGCGATGACCATACTGGCCCGCAGACTGTCATAATGCCCTATGCAAAACCCAATAGACCGGGTGCAACTGCTAGGATGACGTTGACAACGGCCGCGATCGCATTTTGTGCTGCAGCGATTCCGATGGCCACATACGCGGTAAGGACATTTTGCATCGCATGCTTTTGTTGATAGGCAAGAAGCTGTGCCTCATCCTCGGTCAAGTCGTGTTGATGTTGTGCGATGTATTGTGCGGTCTGAATCAAATTCGAGATTTGAGCGGTTGCAGCTCCAGATGCAGCTGCCCATGCGCCGCCTAGAGAATTCTCAGCAGCAGAAATTGCCTTATTTCTCACGGTTACCCAATCGATAGCCATACATCCTCCGCTTTAGTTACTTGGCATTGCTTACGATGGCGGTCGCGTTTGCGGCTGTTGCCTTGGCCTGCGCAGTGGTCGTTGCCGTGCTTGTCGTGGATCCTGTTCCCGATGCCGCTCCCTTCAAGGAGAGTTCGTATGTGGTCAGCGCGGCAAGCTGCGCATTGATAAGCCGCAACTGTGCTCGTACAAATACCGAACTAAGATTGTTTTGCTTCTGATGAAGGATACGAACCTTATCAATTTGGTCCGAAATATCATTAAAAATTCCAGCAATCTTTACGCTGGCAGGATCTTGTGTTGCCTCCATTCGAATTTCCAGGGTGGCAACCTGCGATTCCACCTTGCTATAAAAGGAAGGGTCAAACGGTATGGACTTCTTGGTTGACTCTGAAGTTATTGCCCAATTGGAAAGCTGAGAGTTGATATCCTGCGTGAGTGTTGTCAGTTGTTGGTCAGCCTGAGGGTCGTAGGTCACTGTTGCGCAACCCGCTAGGCACATGAGGATAAGAGAAATAATTCCAGAGAAGATTCTATTTCTGTAGTTCATGCCCCCCTCCCATGATACTTATATTTGAGATCGGGCATAGAATTATTAATTTGGCAAAAGTGTCGCCCGTGCCATCATTTTAGGAAAAATGTTTGGTGGCGTGTATTTATTAAGAACTAGGGTGGCTGATCGTGATGATTAACGCAATTTAGTATTGGGTGGGTCTGGATTAATCAGAAATGTGGTGCGAAATGACAAGGTCCACCACCTTTTGAAGGTCTGGGTAACTCATTCCAATTAGTTCCCGCACGGGATACTGAACAGTCAGCCCATTGTTGTTCACGCGATCGCGCAGGCCAAAGTGGTGGACGGCGGCGATGCGCTGCGCGTTTCCAGCAAAGGTCACAACGGCCGCATTGGCATTTGCCTCGGCCTTCATGTACCGCGCCAGCCGCAGCCGCATGAACATCGCCCGCCGGATGCGGCCGGTACGGTGCCGCAGCTGCGGTTTGCGCGGCAGGTAAGGGCTGCCGTCCGGGTTGCGCTGCTCGGCGATGCGGGCAGCCTGGCGCTGGCGAAGCTCGGCGGCCAAGGCGCGCGCCAGCGTCCGGCGAGCCGGCGTGTCCAGTTTGGTCAGCATCCCGGCCAGCCAGGCCTCCAGCTCGCGGGGCCCGCTCAATTCGGCCTCCAGCTTGCCGTGTCGTCGGCATCGTTGACCGGCTCCGGGTGGTGTTCCACCTGGTAGCCGGTCCCGACCGGCTTTACTGTGACCCGCTCGGTCAATTGCAGTTTGATCGCCATGTCGACCGTGCAGTGGTTCAGGATGTCAGCCTCGAACTTGAAGCCGTCGCGGCGCTTGTCGTCGTTGGTGAACAGCTCCGGTTGATTGAGCCGCAGCCAGGCCAGGACCGGCACAACGATGGTGTCCGCGTTGTCCGGGTAGTCGGTCACGATGGCTGTCAGGGTGTAGTGGTACTCGAAGGACAGGGAACGGGCGCCTGTGCCGACCACGCGCCCCTCGTCCACGAATACGTGCAACGCATCGGGATTGGCGGCCAGGTGGGGCACCGCTACCGTCAGCGCGTCGCGCAGGCTGGCGGGTTTCATCATGCCGCCACCCGCCCTTCGGTCTGGTAGCGGGCAAAGGCGCGCGCCAGCTTCACGTCGTACAGGTTGTCCTTGTAAGACGGCCCGTTGTAGAGCGCGGCGAATGTGGACCACTTCCCGCCGGCAAGCGCTTTGTGCAATGCCGGATCGGCGGAAACGAACAGCACAAAGGCGTCGAGCTGCGCCCCCTCGCCGCTGGTCATGGCGTCTGCGAAGGCGTCCACGCTCGGATACCCCAGCCGCTCCGAATGGAAACCCATGATCTGAAACAGCCCCCAGCTCGCCGACGCAAGGGCGCAGTCGCGGTCGATGGCAATGGCCTGGGTCAGCCGCATGTGTTCGCCCGCTTTGCCCACATAGCCGCCGCGCTGCGGGCTGACGATGTTGGGGAACTGGCGGGCGAGCGCGTCCGCATCCCGGTCGGCCTGGCGCAATTGACGGTACATGATGTGCCGCTCGAACAGGATCACAGGGCGTCCGTCCGCCAGGAACCCGGCGCCCAGGCTCTCCACCTCGTTCACAGCACGCACCGCAGCCACCGGCACGCCCAGCGTATCCGCTGCGCGCTGCAGGTCTGCCGCGGACAGGTGGCCCGGCTGGCGCGCGCCCGCACGCAGGGCCAGCAGGGTCTTCGGGCCGGCGATGCCGTCCACCACCAGGCCGAAGCGCGCTTGCGCCACGCGCACGGCCGCCACGGTGGCCGCATCGTATTCACCCGTGTCAGGTGCGGCGATGCCGCGGCCGGCCAGCAGGTGTTGCAGCTCGCGCACCTCGGCGCCCCGGTCTCCAGGTCGCAGGATCATCGCGGCGTCCCCCGCAGGAAGCGGACCAACCAAGACGTGTCCGCGCCGCCTGCCATGCGGAACAGTTCGACCACGTTGCCGCGCACGGCGAACACCGCCACACACAGCACGGCCGTGATGCCGTTTTGCGCCAGCAGCGCCCAGTCGTAGCGTCCGAACAGCACGCCGATGGGAACGGCGCCGGCCAGCACGATCAGGCCGTAGGCGAGCCGTGCCGCCCACGGGCGGTGCACAGCGCCGTCGCGCTTGAACAGCAGCAGGCGCAGCGCGATCAGCGCGCACAACAGCGCCTGCACGATGAACAGGACATTCACGGTTGATTTCCTCCACGGTTGTCGCTGTTGCCACCCCGGAGGGTGGCCAGCAGCTTGTCGCTGTTGTCGGCCGCGCGGATCAGCGCCAGCAGCAGCTTCACCACAACCGTGGAGGCCACCAGCGCGCCCACGGCGTTGCTGACTGCGGTATCGGCGGGCAACGTCTTGGCGATCAGGGATGCGGCGAGCGGCGCCGACAGGACGCCGGCCACGATCGACAGCACGAGGAAAGAGGCCTTCTTTGCGATGCTCAGGTCGCTTCCGGCATTGAGCGCGAAGACGGCCGCGCCGGCGAAGGCGCCAAGCACGGTGCCCGCATCCACGCCGGGCAGCAGCGAGATTGCGCCCACGCTGGTGACGGCAACAGCGGTGGCGGACGTACTGGTTGCGATGGGTTCAGCCATAGGGGTTCCTTGGGGTCAGTCCCACAGCTGCACCGTTTGCACGGCAGGCTGCGGGGAGATGTCGGGCAGTACCAGCGCGGCCCCGTGCGGCAGGATGGGCCCGAGATCGGCAATGCCGGGATTGGCGGCCAGCACGGTCTCTGTCACGCCCGCCGTGCGGCCGTACACCCGCTGGCAGATGGCGTCGATGGTGTCGCCCTGGGTCGCACGCACACGCATCAGATCAGCTCCACGGTGGTGCGCGGGGCACCGGTGATGTCGCTGACAGCCCAGCGCGCGTCGCGGCGCAGATCGTCTACGGAGGCGTTCTCGGCCTCGGCCTTGCGCTCGCCCGTGGCGGTGGCGTCGAATGACCGGTACCGTTCGATCAGCCAGGCCATTGCCGTGCAGCACACGGCCCGCAAGTAGCGGTGCACATGCCGGCTGTGGCCGTCGATCTGCTGCGCCGGCACGGCGGCGAGCGTTCCGCAGCCTGCGGCGACCTGGCCGGACTTCCACGCCGCCAGTTCATCATTGAGGGACAGCACGGCCTCGACCAACGCGGCGCGCAGCCGCTCGGGCGTCACGGTGCCGTCCAGACGCATGGCGGCACGCGCCTGATCGACATCGATGTCCGGGAAAAAGCCGTCGTTGCCGATCGGCTGCCCGCCAGGTTGCGCCGGCGTTGGCAAGGGGGCTGCTGCGATGAACGAGGACATGGTCTTGATGAGCTGGGAGGCGGTGGACGTGGCGACGATTCGCGGCATGCCGGAAGGTCGCCACGTGCCGCCTCGATGCGCGGGGTCACGCTCGGTATCAGTTGCGGCCGTCGCCGTCCTTCGCGTCGGCCTTCGCTGCGTTCTTGATGTCGCGCTCGAGGCGTTCGATGTCCTTCTTGACGCCGCACTTGTCGTGCAGCTCCAGCGCGCGTTTCAAATGCGACAGCACGAATTGACGAAGTGCGGGAGCATCCGCGGCGTCTGCCTTGCCGATCTGCGCGCCGTAGGCGTAGCCGATGGCCTTGTGTAGCTTGGCCCGCACCTCGTCCGGCATGTCCTGACTATCCACCAGCTCGGCCACGTTGCCCAGCGCCGCCAGATCCACCGGTTCGCCGGCCTCAGTGGTTTTCAAGGCCATGTTGGCGAATTCCTCGGTGATCAGGCAGGCGGTGGTGCGCTGATACTGGTCAGGCATCGACAGCCCGTGCCGGATAGCGTAGGCGGCGAGCGGCAGGGCGCCGGCGAAGTCGCCCGCATCGATGTGCCACACCATGACTGTCATCAGCACTTCGTCCTGCATGCCCGTGTCGGCCTCCAGCACGCCCGCCACCCAGGCCGCGTACTCGGGCAGCAGCGTGCGCTTGACCTCGGCCTTGCGCTCGATGGACTGCACCTGCTTGAGTTGGCGCCTGTGCTCGGCCAACTGCGCCAGCATCAACTCGTGGCCGGTCGCGTAGCGCAGCGGGTTGCCGGCCTGCGCCGCTTCGGCAGCAAGCCGGGCCGTCACGCGAAGGAAGTGGTTGCGGGCCAGGTTGGTCACGCGGCCTCCTCGGCGTCGGTCAAGTCGAACTCGATGTTCTCGGCCATGGCGGCGCAGTCCAGGTCTTCGACCACGTATGCGTCGTTGCTCGATTCGTAGTTCTCGATGCGATCGCGGCGGGCGTTGTCCACCACCGTGCGGCGGCGCGACCCTTCCTGATAGTAGATGGACAGGTTGTCCAGCCGGGTCACCATCAGGCTAGCGGGCGGGAAATACGGCACCCTGACCGCCGGTAGGTTGCCGATACGCAGTTGGCTGACGATGACATCGGCCGCCAGGCGCTCAGAGGGCGCCTGATCCGCATTGATGAGCGGGAAGTATTTGTCGGCAAGCAGTTGGCGCCCGCACAGCACGACCAGCTCGGGGTCCTCCGCGTACCACGGGGCCACCAGTTCGTTGACCAACTGGAAGACCACCGCATCGAGTGTCGCGTAGTCGGCGCGGGTCCGCTTACCGTCCTTCTGGAGCTTGCCCACGACGATCTTGCCGCGCACCTGGCCGTCCCGCATGACGCGCGCGGGAGCGCCATCACGTACGTGCTGCAACCATCCCGTATTGACATCCTGCAGCAGCGGGTTCGCGACACGGTTGGAAGTCGGCGTGCGCTTGACGCCGTTGAAACCGATCGTCATGCGATCCAGTGCCTGACGCTTGAGGATGGCATCGCGGATGCGGGTCTGGAAGTCTGGGAACTTCGCCCAGGCGTCCAGCTTCTGGTAGGTGATGTGGGTGTCCGAGTTGGTCTGCTCGCAGCGATAGCGGCGGCCGTCCAGCGTCGAAATGTCGGCCGTCTGGCGATCCTGCTGGCTGGTGTCGGTCGTGCTGGCGATCGGCCCGGATACGCCCAGACCCAGCTTCTCGCCTTCCTGCTCGGTCACGGGATAGACGTTGATCTTGGAGAGGAACGCGCTCGATTCCTGCACCTTATTCTCAAGACGCTGCTGCACCGTCGGGCTGACGGTGAATTTCTCGTCGACGCGATCCACGCCGTTCAGCTTGGCGATTTCTGCCTTGTAGGCCGCGAAGAGGCGGCGGGTCTTGTTCTGCATGGTGTTGGCTCCGGTGGGATGGGGGTGGGCCGGCTGCCTCAGCAATCGGTCGTGATGACGGGTGCGCTACCGTCGCCGCCGGTGGCCGGCGGGCGCGCAGCGTAGGTGTCGGTCCGTTCCAGGTCGGCCTTGAGAGCGTGGAACTGTCGATCGCGCTCTGCGCCTTGCGCATTGAGCGCGGCGAGCTGGTCGGTCACGGCCTTGAATGCCGCGTTGAACTGCTCGCCGGTGGTCTGCAGCTGCTGCGCGACGGTCTGCACGGCATCCTGTACGTCCGCAAAGCGGGCGTCGGTGGCGTCGTCGGACTTGCGCTGCTTGGAGAACAGCCGCTTGATGCTGTCGGCCAGGCTCGCGGGCGCACCGGCGGGCGTGTACGTGATCGGCTCCGAGAAATCCAGCGCTAGTTCCACGGCTTCGGTGAAGAGGTTGTCCGGGTGCTGCTTGCGAGCGGCGAGCGGGTTGGTCTTGGCCTGGGCGCTGAACTGCAGCACCTCGCATCCGAGGCTCGCCGGGTTGTCGGTCACGGCCAGACCGACCAGGTACGCCTCGCCGGTATCCGCGAAGCTCGGTCGCACTTCCATCGACGAAAAGATCTTCTGCCGCGCCTTGTTCATGGCGATCAGATCGGCGGTGGGGTCGATCTGCGCGAGTAGGCGCATCTTGCCGTCCTGCTCTTCGGCTCGCAGCGCGGCCACATCGCCGTAAGCCTTGAACGGGCCGGTCGGGTCGTAGCCGCGGATGTGCTCCAGGTTGATGCGCGCGGTGTAGGTCTCCGGGTTGTAGTTCTTCGCCATCTGGATCAGGTCATCACGATCGATGACGCGGCCGTCGCTCGTCGCGCCTTCGGTCGCAATGCGGAAGAACTTGGTGGACTTCGCCATGGTGCTGTCGTGGGTGAGTGGTGGTGGTGCCATCTTCGGCGGCGGCCACTGTGCGGGCAACGCAACGATGTTGTGAGGACCCGCGCCACAACAGGCGCCGCGTGGCACGCGCGCGCACGATCGGTAGCGTGGTGGCATGACCACGCTGCCTCCGCTTGCCTCGCTCTCCATCGATCCCGAAAAGGACCCGCGCCGCATTGCACGCGCGCTGTATTGGCAGGGCTACCGCGTCGCCCGCATCGCCGAAATGCTGGGCGTCAAGGCCGTTACGGTACACAGCTGGAAGCGGCGCGATGGGTGGGACGCGACGGATGCGGTGGAGCGCGTCGCGTCCAGCATCGAAGAGCGGATGGCGCGGCTGATCGCCAAGGACACGAAGGAAGGGCGGGACTACAAGGAGATCGACCTGCTCGGCCGGCAGATGGAGCGCATGGCGCGCGTGCGCCGGTATGAGGCGTCAGGCAACGAGGCCGACCTGAACCCGAAGGTGGCGAACCGCAACAAGGGAGCGCGCCGCCAGCCCGAGCGCAACGCTGTCAGCGAGGACCAGCACAAGCAACTCGTGGACGCCTTCCACGACGCGATGTTCGATTACCAGCGCGTCTGGTACGAGGCGGGGCAGGTCGAGCGTATCCGCAACCTGCTGAAGTCGCGGCAGATCGGCGCCACGTGGTACTTCGCGCGCGAGGCGTTCATCGACGCACTGACCACGGGCCGCAACCAGATTTTTCTATCGGCCAGCAAGGCGCAAGCGTATGTGTTCAAGCAATACATCGTCCAGTTCGCCAAGGACGCGGCCGGGGTCGAGCTGAAGGGCGATCCGATGGTGTTGCCCAATGGCGCCACGCTGTACTTCCTCGGGACAAACGCCCGCACCGCGCAGAGCTATCACGGCAACCTGTACTTCGACGAGTATTTCTGGGTGCCGCGGTTCCAGGAGCTGCGCAAGGTTGCCTCCGGGATGGCGATCCACAAGCACTGGCGGCAAACCTACTTCTCCACGCCTTCCAGCCTGGCGCATGAGGCGTTTCCGTTCTGGTCGGGAGCGCTGTTCAATCGGGGCAAGTCGAAGGACGCGCAGGCCAAGATCGACGTCAGTCACGCCGCGCTGCGCGATGGCCTGCGCTGCGCGGATGGGCAGTGGCGCCAGATCGTGACGGTAGAGGACGCGCTGCGCGGCGGCTGCAATCTGTTCGACCTCGATCAGCTTCGCCTTGAGTACAGCGAGCCGGAATTCGCCAACCTGCTCATGTGCGCCTTCATCGATGACAACGCATCGGTGTTCCCGCTGTCGATGCTCATGCGCGGAATGGTGGACAGCTGGGAAGCGTGGGAGGACTTCCGCCCGTTCGCGCCGCGCCCGTTCGGCAATCGGCCGGTGTGGGTCGGCTACGACCCGAACGGCGGGGGCGGCGACAGTGCTGCGCTCGTCGTGGTCGCACCGCCCCTGGTGCCGGGCGGCAAGTTCCGCGTGCTGGAGAAACACCAGTTCCGCGGCATCGACTACGAGGAACAGGCCGCTGCCATTCGCCGCGTGACTGAGCGTTACACCGTGGCCTATATCGGCATCGACCGTACCGGCATCGGTGATGCGGTGTATCAGCTCGTGAGCAAGTTCCGCCCCGATGCCGAGGGATTTACTTACTCCGTCGATGTGAAGACACGTCTGGTGCTCAAGGCGCACGACGTGATCGCCAAAGGTCGATTGGAGTTCGACGCCGGGTGGACGGACTTTGCCGCGTCGTTCCTGTCCATCAAGAAAACCGTCACCGCCGCCGGCGGCCGCGTCACCTATCAGGCCGGCCGCTCGGAGGACACCAGCCATGCCGACTTGGCGTGGGCCTGCATGCACGCGCTTTCGCATGAACCGCTCGAAGGCGCGACCACCACCAACACCAGCATTCTGGAGCTGTCATGAGTCACAACAAGACCCGCCGCGCCGCGCGCACGGCATTCGCCCACGTGCATGAGGCCGCGGCGCTGGCCGAGCGCCACGCCGACCGAGGCGCGCAAGCCGAAGTGTTCTCCTTCGGCGATCCGGTCGAAGTGCTGGATCGGCGCGAACTGCTGGATTACGTGGAGTGCATGCGCATGGGGCAGTGGTATGAACCGCCGCTGCCGTGGGATGGCCTGGCGCGCTCGTTCCGAGCCGCCGCACATCACAGCTCAGCTGTGTACGTGAAGCGCAATATTCTGGTCAGCACGTTCATTCCGCACCCGCTGTTGTCGCGCGCGACGTTTGAGCGCCTGGTGCTGGACTGGCAGGTGTTCGGCAACGCCTACCTTGAACGCCGCGACAACGTGCTGCGCCAGCCTATGCGACTGGAAGCACCGCTTGCCAAGTATGTGCGGCGCGGCATCGACCTGAGCACCTATTTTTTCGTGCAGAACTGGCAGCAGCCGTACACCTTCGCGGCCGGTTCGGTGTTCCACCTGCAGGAACCGGACATCAATCAGGAGGTGTACGGCCTACCGGAATACCTGTCCGCACTCAACGCCACGTGGCTCAACGAATCGGCCACGCTGTTCCGGCGCCGGTACTACAAGAATGGTAGTCACGCGGGCTTCATCCTCTACATGACCGACGCGGCGCAGAAGCAGGAGGACGTCGACACGCTGCGCGAGGCGATGAAGCGGGCCAAGGGGCCGGGGAATTTCCGCAACCTGTTCATGTACGCGCCCAACGGCAAGAAGGATGGGATTCAGCTGTTGCCGGTGTCCGAGGTGGCGGCGAAGGATGAATTCTGGAACATCAAGAACGTCACCCGTGACGACCAGCTCGCCGCGCATCGCGTGCCGCCGCAGTTGATGGGCATCATCCCGAACAACAACGGTGGCTTCGGCGATGTGGAGAAGGCGGCGTTGGTGTTCGCGCGCAACGAGGTGAAGCCGCTGCAGGACCGCCTGCTGGCGGTCAACGACTGGATGGGGGAGGAGGTGGTGCGGTTCGCGCCGTATGTGCTGGGTCCGGCCGGCCAGGCGGATGTGCCGTAGCCGGCCGGCGGTGTGCGTCCGTCAAAGCATGGCTTGCACGTCTTGCACGGCGCCATCCAGTTCACGCTTGAGCGGCGCCAGCAGGCTGTACAGACAACGGCATTCCGTCGAGCGCTCGCCCCACACATCCAGCAATTGCAGAATACCGACCAGGCCGTTGCAGACGTTCAGCAGTTGTGCGCACGCCTCCTCCGTCGTCATGTAGATCAAAGTGCCGGTCGCCTCCAACTGGCGCAGCGTCGCCGCGCTGGCGGGCACGGTGCGCTTGTTGCCATGCGCGGGTTCCGGCCTCAATCGTTGCACCAGCTCGCACAACTGTGTCAGGGCGAGTACCTGCGGAGGCTGGATGGGCTTACGCACGCCACACCTCCGTCCTGCCGATGACGACATCCTGCAATGCAAGGGAGGGGACGGGGAATTGCGACAAGGGGGCTTGCTCGATGCAAGCCGGGGTGTTGGGCATTGCGGGCTCCTTTTTGGGTGGGAGGCCCGCCGCTCATTTCGACGTGAGGGGTGGCGGGCCAGACAGCGGGGGTCGAAAACCGGCAAAGGAGGCCACCGGCCAGCCCGAGGGCTGCCCCGCCCGGCCCGCCGTAAAAGAGAAGGGCGCGCGAAGGCATATGGACGTAAAAAAGCCGCCTATCGGCGGGCGTCCACCTCACTTTGATCGGGTTTCGACGCCCGGTCACCGCTGTTTTGGTGACGGGTCAATTCTTGGGGATGTGCGCGGGCGTGTCAAGCGCTCGGGGAAATGCGCGCGCCACGGGTTTCCGATTTGGCCCCAGCGCAGACGCCCGGTGAGCCGCGGCATCAGCTTGCCATTGCAGGCAAGCCAGCCCAGATGCATATCAGCGCGGTATCCGCTGCCATGTGCATCCTTGAAATGGCTGTGGTCCACCACTGCTGCCGGCACCACCTGGCACTCCATGCCGATCTGCATCATCTGCACGACTTCGATCAACGCATCGACAGGCGAAAGATGGCATCGCACTGCACCGCAAGCCTCGACGATCGGGTGAAAGTGCCCATGCTGGTCAAATCTTCCATGAGTGAACGTCAGCGGAGCGGTAAAAAATCCCTGCGGAGCGTTGAGATGCGGAAGATCACCAAACACCGGATAGGTCCTTGCTCAATGGAAACGTGGCAACCCTCAACTGCCCGCGCCCATGACGGTTTGGGAAGCCACAAGCCGCGGCGGCGGCTGGCACCCGCAAATACACAGATCGTCGTGCAGCGCGACCCGGCGCCCGTCCGGGCCGTTCATCGGCAGGCGGGGCGCGCCGCTACACTGAATCTTGCCGGTCGAATGGCAAGCCGGGCACGCGATGTCGTCGTTCTCGTGCGCGACGTGGACGCTGTTCAAGTGCAGTGTCGTGGCCGTGGCCTGCACCGTGCCACCGGCTGTCGTCTTGTCGCCGGACAGAATTACATAGCGCTTCATCGGTTTGCGGTCTCCGTTGCGTCATGCCTCATCGAGATAGCCGACCAGCTTCCACGTTGCCTGCACCGTCTGCCGACGCACACCTAACCAGTCGTCCATCCAAGCGAATTTGCGTGGCTGGTAGACGGTGAGCATCGGCAACTCCATGCCCTTGAGGAAACTGCGCTTCGCATCGGCCACCACATCTTTGGCAAGGCTCACGCACCAGACGCCGTCCTGCGGACAAGACTCTCCAGTACGGGCAATCGTACCGAGCGGCAGACGTGTGGGTTGGGGCGTGGGTTCTGTTTCAGTCTGCGCGACCTGCTCGGACTTGGCCAACGGCAGACCGGTAGCCGGATCGAGATGCTTGGCTTTGCTCAGGCGCTCGATGAGTTCGTCGGACGGCTTCTGCGGCGGGACGGCGGCGGCCTGGTCTTTTTCCCATTGGAAGGTGCCGTCCCAAGGGGGCAGCTTCGCGGGCGGCAGCGGGACGATCTTGTCGATGTCGGCGACCTTGGGATTGCGGCCGGCATTTCTGTCGATGAAGTCGCCGATCAGCTTGTAGCGACGTGAACGCTCAGGATCCTTTGCTACGCCGATATCGCTAAGATGGGTGTCTTCACGCTCCCACGAAAACTCCAGCTGCAAGGCAAATGCTCCTTGTGTCTCGCCTGCCGCCGCAGCCTGCTGGAAAGCCTTGGCGGCCTCGGAGTAAAGCTTGTCGGTTTTCACATCAATACCCAACTTAAACGCCGCTGTGCCATGCCCCTGGTCCGCTGCACATTGCCACATCTGCCTGGCAATTGCAGGTGCGTTGTCAATCGGCGCGAGCTTCTGTCCGACGTAATACTGCGCATCCGGGCTGCCCAGGTCGGCGGCCTTGCGCATATAGCGCAGCGCCATCTCCTCATCCTGCTTCAGACCATATCCCAGTTCCAGATAGTGCCCGATATCGTAGTAGCCGCTCGGTATGCCCTGATTCACCAACTGCGCGGCTAGGTCGATCGTTTCCTTGGGTGCATCCGGTGAGTCCGCCAGTCCCTGCGAGACCAGCGACTGCAAGTTGTTATTCGCCTTGTAGTGCCTGTGCGCCGCAGCGATCCGGTAGTAGCGAGCGATGTCGTTGAAATTCTTTGGGCCCTCCTTCTTTTGCAAGTACCGCCCATACTGGAAGAGTTGGTCCGCCTCTGGGTCGAGCGGTGGCAGGTGGTCGGCCTCGTGGACGCAGGTGAAGGCAAGATTGGCGCGCACGGCGCTCATGTCGGGTAGCGAAGCCAACTGGCTCTCCTTTTTCGTGCAGGCACAGGTAAGAAACGCAAGCGCCACAATCAGAATGCTTTTGTTCATCAGTCAGTCCAGATAGCTGCGTTTGTCCGAGGTACGCATAAAACCGATCAGAGAGGCGCAAGGGGCCAGCTTGGCGTTCTGGTTTTTCTCGTTCTGAGCAATGATTTGCCCCCATCCCTTGAACGCCTCAGAGGTATTGTCACTCGCTGCCGCACCATACATGGGATGTTGATCGTTGCCAGCAGCGCGCGCCGAAGGACTAGGTCGCGTATGAATCCCCCAAAGCTTCTTCCTGAGCGGCGCAGTCACCCCCGAATGCTCATGGCAGATGTTCAATTCGCTGTCCACCTGCATGCTGCGTGTGTTGATGTTGGCCGAGCCCAGTGTCATGAACACATCATCCACGATCATCAGTTTCGCGTGCACATACACGTAGTCCCAATTGTTCGGCGGCGAGTCGGGGGCAACCAGCGTGCAAATGTGCACTTCCAGTCCGTCGATCTTCACGGACTGGATGGTCTTCGGCAGCGTCTTCTTCATCTCCGCCTCTAGCTCGGCCCGCTTGGCCGTGGCCCGCTTGAGCTTCTGCTGCGCGTCTGCCAGCCATTGCCGCGTGGATGCCGTGTCCTCGGTCTTGAGGAACGCGTTCGCGTCTTCAATGACCTGATTGGCCTGATTCTGCTGATCGATCGCTTGCGCGCGCTGCTTGCCCAATGATGCTTGGCGTGCGTCTTCCCGCTCCAATGTGGCGACGCCGGGCAGGGTATCGGCCCGCCCCAGCGCTTCCAGCATCCGGTACGTATTGATCGTCCCCAAGCCGATCCCATCATCGTTCGAGTTGGTCACCACGAACAGGTGCAGCGAACCATGCTTGCCCTGATCACGCCCAGCACCAAACTGGGCCTTGGCCGCCTCCTTGATCTTGTCGGCCAGCGGCGGGAACCGGAAATACTGGTTCTCGATGTAGACGAAGTTCGTCGTGTTGTTCACCGCCTGCAGGTACATCGCCTCGATGTCGCGCTTGCCGTGCTGCGATTGCGTTCGCAGGATCTGCGCCATAACCGGCGTGTCGAAGTCGCGACGCAGCTTGAGCTGGCTTGCGATCGCCGCCCTCCCTGCCTCCAGCTGTTGCCCCGTCGCGTCACTCCATGCTTGGCAGAAGTTCCGGTTCAGGTATTGGAGGATGGGGCCGGTAACCCGGCTCGACATATCCTGGCGCGGGTGATGATCGTTGCGCCCCATCTGCGGATGCATGCGCGTGTAACCATGATCGTCACGGTCCCAGTACGCGTCGAGCGTGTTGTGCCCCATCACGAACCCCACGGCTCGCTCCGGCATCTCGTAGTCGACCAGCACCATCTTCTGATGATGGGACGGCTCGCCCGCCATCGCGGCGGCATTGGCATCCTTAGTGAACGTGCTGCGCCCGGTATCCTTGCCCTGCGTCCAGGTGCGCCAGGCGATCTCCGCGCGCTCACCGAGGTCAAAGTCACGCGTGGCGAATTCCACGTTGGTCAGGGCCTTGTCGCGCAGCGCGTGATTGCGGATGGCCTTGGCAATCTCCTGCATGGCGCCACCCGGCATCAACCACTTCGCCGCCGAACCCTTGGTGACGTTGTTCAAATTGGCACGCCAGTACCAGAGCTGATCGAGTTCGCGCTGCGTTGAATTGCGCGTGTCCGACCGATACGACGCCACATTGTTGCCGGGCGTCATGTTCTCGAAGAACTGGGCCAGATGTAGGCTATCGCTCCACACCAACAGCCGCACCTTGACGCCTTGCTTACCCATGGCTTCCAGCAGATCGCCGATCGGCAAGGTGCCCTGGGCGCCGCTGCCCCGCTTGAAGTACATCGACGGCTGGAAGCCCCAGCAGATGATGTCGACGCTGTGCTTGGCGGCAGCGATGGCGTCATAGACCGCGCCAAACGCCTCCTCGCCGTTCACCAGCGGGCGAAACGTCGCTTGTGCGGAGCCGTATTCGGAATGTTGCACGAACCACGGCAGCGTAATTGTGGCGGTACGGGTGCAGGACAGCGCCAGCGGTGTGACGATGGGTTTTGTTGCCATGTCCCGATTCTCAAGCGTTCGCGTTGGGGTTCAGCACGTCGTGGTAAGCCTGCCTGTGCGTGGCCGGGTCTGCCGCGCCGGTTTCGTTGCTTTCGTGGAAATGGAACCCCTGGTTCGCCAACTCGCCGTTGGCCGCACTGTGATATTCGGCGGGCACCGGGATGTCATGCGTGACGCCATTGGCGAAATGCAGGCGGTATTGCTGTGTGGCGGGGAAGTGGTCGATCGGCAGTTGCCCACTCGCGTCCAGCACGCCTTGCTTGATGACCGCGCCGTCAGCGAGCAGCGTGTAAGGCATGCCGGCCGGCAAGGACGAGGTGGAAGCCGGTGAGGCAGCCGTGCTGAGTGCAAGCGGCGTGGTGGGCATGTTCTTCGGAAACGCCGGGTGATCGGCGTTCATCTGCGCTGGCCCACCGAACGCGTGATCCGAGCCCTTGAAGTCGAGCATGCCGGGTGCGTGTACCTCAATCTTGCCGTCCGCGATGCGGATGTAGGCACCGCCCGCCGTGAGCAGAATTTCCTTCTTGGCGACCACTTGGATGCTGTCGGTCACTGAAGCGAGCCGCACCG